CGCGCAGCGGCGGGTGCGGCAGATTGTCGAGCTCAAGGCGCAGCTCCTCGATGAGCAAAAGGAGCTGCCCGAAGGTGGGATTGCCGGCGCTTTCTTCAGTGTCCGCCGCGATCAGATCGCCACAACTCTGGCGGCCCTCGATGCCGAATACACCATGCTAGTTAAGTTGGCCGCCTTCAACGCGAAGCCGGAGAAAAAAACCAAAGGCGGGGCGGGCGCAGGCGGCGGGGGTGGGCTCGGTAACCTGGTGCAGATGGACCAGAAGGAATGGGACTCCATTCTCAGCCAACAGGAACTTGACGACGCCGTTTCCGCCATCAACAACTTCAAGGCAGCGTTGCAGGTGCGTCTGGACGAGTCGCCGCCGCTGAACCTCGGGTTTTCAGGTTTTGACATCACCGCGCACATGGCTGGTCGCGACAATGGGAGCGACGACGGCAGTATCGCCATCGCCGAGAGATTCGCCGGCCTTCAGGCGTCCATGATGAGCGAAGAGGAACTGATCCGCTCGAGCTACTGGAACCGGATGTCGATCACGGACCAGGCCTGGCAGGCGGGGCTGGTCCGTGAAGCGGAATATGACGCCACCAGGCTGCAGTTGAAGCAGGAGAACGAATACGCCCTCACGGAAGCCCACCGAAGCGCCGAAATGGAGCGCTATCTGATTTCCACGGCGACCGACCGGATGCGACTGGAGGCAGCCGGCCAAGGTGCAAGCCAGCTCGGCATGGTCTTCGAGGCCTCCGACAAGCTGTTCAAGGGCAAAATAAAGGCCCTGTTCATCGCCTCGCAGGTCGCCGCAGCCGCTGGCGCGATAATTCACGGCCATCAGGCTGCCATGGCCGCCGTGGCCCCGCCGCCGATTGGTCTTGGTCCGGTCTTCGGGCCGCCGCTTTCAGCCGTCATGTTGGCGGGCGGTTACGTCAACGCGGCGGCAATCATGGCACAGACTTTTTCGGGCAGCGGATCGAAGGGCGCCGCCAGCAGCTTCGGCGGCGGCACGGGTGGCTACGGCGGCGGCACGCCGAATAGCCCCATCGTTACCCAGCCGACCGGCGGCCAGGCGCAACAGGCCCCGCAGGAGATCCATATCCGCCTGGTGGGCGCAGTCTCGGAGGCCTACGTCGAAAACGAACTCGTGCCTCTTCTCAACGCCGCGCATGGTCGAAACGTGACCATGACGTTTGCAAAAGAGTGAATGTTCCAATTGGCGGCGGGGAGAGCTGCCTCGATAGGAGATGGGCGGTGAACCCCTCCGCCTGACCTGGCTGGTTAGTCGTAAATACTGGAGGATTGACGATGGGATTGATTGGCAGGTTGAGGAACCCATGGGGGATGGCTGTTGGGCAACTGCGCGAGGATCGCCTTGAGGCCGCCGAGAAAATAGAAAATCTGCAGGCGCTACTGCGTGAAGCGCTGTCTCATGTTGAGGCCACACCAGAAACAACGCAAACGCTGGATGGATGCAGAAAACAACACCACCCTATCGATGATCTTGTGGGCAGGGTCCGCGCAGCACTTGACGACTAACCAGACAGGTCGCAGGAGAGGGCCGCCCCAGACAGCACCCCTCGGTCGCGGGAAGAAGCCCGGGGGTATACAAGCAACCCCTTATCGAAAGGCTGCAGAGATGGCCAGCAACGTTTTAAAGTTCCCTGTCGGCAAGTCCGCCCCCTTCCTGGAGGCCGCCGATCACTACCTCGATGCCTACTATCCCCACTTCACCGAAGAAGAACGGGCAGCCCTGAAGGCTCGCCTGGTCGCGGCAATGGATCGGCACAATCTACCATGGACAGCTGTGGTAGTGCCAACTGAAGCCCTCGCCGGCCCCGAGTCCGCGGCCCTGGTCAGCCAGGCGATTGAAAGTCAACTCCTTCCCCTGGTTCACAGCACATACTGGAACATGATGACAGAGCTCTTCTTTCACCACTGCTACTCCTTTGGCCTCGAAGTGGAGCTTGCCCGTCGCGGAAAATAGAACGCCGGCAAACTGGCGACGCAACACAAAAACGAGTCCCGGCCCAATCCAGGCCCTTGCTGCCGCCGCCACTGGCATCAAGGGCTTTTTGTTTTCAGGTGTGCCGTTTGGTCAATTGGGTGAGGGTTTTTGGCTACACAGTGGCTACATGAAGGACTAAAACGACAACAGGTTACAGCAGAAACGCTGTAACCTGTTGATTTTTGGAGCCACCCATCGGATTTGAACCGACGACCTACTGATTACGAATCAGTTGCTCTACCAGCTGAGCTAGGGTGGCGTGCAATTATTCTACAACTTATTGTTATATCTGTTGAATTTGTTTTTTTTGGCTACAAACTGTATCCGCGAGCCCGCATAAATCCGTTGTAGCGCCTCTGTATTTACCCTATCGGCCGGCGCCTGTCAATGGGTTAAACGTGGAACACCACCTCCCCGCCCAGCTCGGCCAGCTGCGCCACGCCCTGGACGGTGACGGTGCGGCCGTCGGTGCGCAGCTCCAGGCGCTGGCCGCTGGCGTAACTGGCGCCGGCGGGTTTGGCGGCTTCGCGGATCTCGCCGCGGGCGGTGCGGACGCGGACGGTGGCCTGCTTGTCCTCGATGACGGTGCCGACCAGGATGTTGCGCTGGTCGACGTTCAGGCGGTTTTTCAGCGATTCCAGGCTCATCAGACGGCCTCGTAGTAGGCGATGGTGAGGGTGTAGGTCATATCCTCCTCGCTGCCGCGCTCGGCCTGGCGCTGGCAACTGAGGACCTCGCATTTTCTGGCGGTCATGCCGATGGCGGGGCACTCCAGGGTGATGATCGCGCCCTGCTGCAGCCCGGCCAGTGGTAACCCGGCAGCGTCCTTGGCCAGCACGGCGACGCTGCGCACGTGGCGGTGAAACGTGCGCTCGTCGATGGCGACCCGGCCGACCTCCCGGGCCTGCGCCTCGGTGATGTAGAGGGGGCTGGTCAGATCCTCCAGCCAGGTGACGGGGACGGCCTCGATCGTCTCGTCGGCTTCGGCAGCGGTCAGGCCGATGTCGCGGATGCAGACGACGTTCGGCGGCGGCGCGTCGGTGACCGTGGCGGCCGGGGCGGCCTCGGTGGAAAACGACCAGGCGCGGCTGATCGTGTAGCCGTCGGTATCGACGGCGGCGAGCTCGGCGCGGATCTGCTCGCGGTAGGCGGCCACGGCCGGCGGGGTGTACTCGACCCGGCAGCCGTCGGTGGTGGTGGTGACGATGGCGGCGACCGTCTGGCCGTTGATTTTGAGGCTGGCCGTTCCCGCCTCGATGCCGCCCAGGCTGTCGGTGATCTCGGCGTAGAGGCTCCAGTCGCGGCGCACCTCCCGGGCCTCAGGAGGCGGCGAGAGGGCGGTGATGCGGGAGTACTCCTCGAGGATGTTGCCACGGATCGCCGCCTGCAGCTCGGCGTCGAGCCAGCAGGCGAGGGTGTCGCCTGGGGCGGAGTAGAGGACCACAATGGCAGGGAGCAGCAGCACGTCGTTGTAGGCGAGGGTGGCGCCGCTGTCGCTGATCCAGACCGCTGTGGTATCGCCGGCAATTGGCTCCATCTATACCTCCGCGAGGTCGAGTACACCAAAACGCCCGCCATCCTCACCGTCGCTGGTGCCGTAGGCGAGCAGACCGCTGGTTGCGGTGGCGGTTCTGGTCGGGTGGATGGATTGCACGTCCAGCACGTCACCGAGGGGCGTGGTGATATCGGTCACGGCTGCGGCGTCCCATATGCTGATGCCCGAATCCGTGGCAATAAATAAATCTGCACCATAGGCAATATCTCGGATAGTGTCGCTCAATATCAGCGGCTGCGCGGAGGCAGAAAGCACTGCATCAGGATACTTAAAAAACGACACGGGGGGTGTGAAATTAGCGGTATAGCGGGCGACACGAGTGATGCGCACCTCATCTATGTAGCCTGCGAAATCCCTTGTTGTCACGCTGGCATCTTTGCCGAGATAAAGAGTCGCGTTGGCGATTGTAGCGGCCGAGGTCCTCGTCGCTTGCAGCACCCCGTTGATGAATGTCCTGTAGACACCAGATGCTCTTGTTAATGCCACATGAGCCCAAGTGTTTAGTCCGATTGTATCTGTTGACAAGTTGTAGGTTGATGTTTGAAAAAGCCAAAGGCCAAGCTTGCCCGTGCTATCAACTTCAAAATTGAACCCATTCGATCCCGAAAGGCATCGTGCGATCATATCGACAGTACCACCTGCCGCATAAGCCGACTGCCGCACCCAGCACTCGAAGGTGAAGTCGCCCGCTCCGTCAAAAAAATTCGCAGCGGGAACGGTCAGGTAGTCCCCGGTTCCGTCCAGGACACAGGATTTTGCCCCGTATTTTTTTTGCGCGTCGGTCGTGGCTGCATGGCCTACGGCTGTTACTGTTTTTGGGTTAGGTGAAGAGTCGGCGAAGTTGATGTCGAATCCAAGTAACAACTTGACATCGGGAAAATATGGGTCCTGCTTGGCCCAATTTTCTGTGGGGAGAGGCACCGTGTGACACCCTCCGGACGCCAGCGCATAGGCTATTTTGGATTGCCCCACAGCACATACCCCGCAGCCGTCGGCATCGGCATATCGGTGTACTGTAGATGCACTCGGCAGATAATCTGCCCCCGCTGGGCCGGTGACAAGCAGCGCAGCCCCGCGCCCGGCCAATCCGTTAACCTGGTTGCTCTGCAGACTGGGGCTGCTGCCGGTGGTGTAAGTCTGCACCAGGTCCGCCGTGCGATCGCCACCGGCTGACACCGCCGCATGCGCCAGCAGATGGACCCCGGCGACGGATGTCCCGAGATAGACTCCATTATCGTTAACCGCCCCACAGGTGACGTCGGCCAGCTCCGCCCAGGCGATGCGCACCCCGTCGCTTTGGCGGTGCACATCCACACCGGCCTCGGTAAAATGGTAGAGGTTGGCGCCGTAGCCGACGATTTTTTTAACGGTACTGCCGAGCAGGGTAAGCTGCATGGTCTCTCCTATCCCAGAGCCAGAATGCCGAATAGACCGCCGCCAGCGCCGTCGCTGGTGCCGAACGCGCAGTACCCGCCATCGGCCGAGGACTGCGGCGTCGGCCAGAGCGTCCGCACGTCGAGAGCGTCGCCAAGCGCGCCGGTGACTCGCGCCATGGCGGCGGTGTCCGGGTCGTAAATATTGAGGCCAGCCGCCGTGCCGATAAATAAATCCACCCCCCAGGCGAGCGTCCGCACGGTATCCGAGAGGATGTCCGGCGATCCGGCGGCGGTGAGCACGGTGGCATCCTCGGCGGTCCAATCGGCGACCGGCGCATCCAGCAGATGCAGCCCGGCTGATACGGCGTAGGCGATTTTCCCGCCGCCGATGGCGCAAGCGCCGGGGCAGCCTGAAGCCGGGTAGCGGTAGACCGTCCCCGGGGCCGGCAGATAATCGACGCCAGCAGCGGTGACCACCAGCAGGGCGCTGCCCACCGCATCCACGCCGAGAGCATCAGCCGACTGCAGGGCGGTCGCAGAGGCGTCGGTATAGGTCAGAGACAGCCGGCTGCTCGCGGCTCCCGTGACGCCGTGCGGCAGGTGCCAGAGGCCAAATTCGGTGGCCAGCCAGGCGCCCAGGTCGTTCACCGCTCCGCCCCGGCAACCGGCGAGCACCGCCCAGGCGACACGCTGCCAGTCGCTGCGCCGGTAGATGTCGACGCCGGCGGCGCTGAAAAGATAGATCAGCCCCGCCCGCTCGCGGATTTGTTTGACCTGGTTGCTCTGCAGCGCCAGTTCCATTTATTTCCTCCCATAGGGGATGAGGCGGTTCAACGCCTCCTGCCGGCCCCGGCAGCCGCAGTCCTTGCCGGTCACCTGGGTGTAGAGATGCGCCAGCCGGTCGAGGCCTGTGGCGTGCGTGAGGCGGGCGATGGTGTCGCCGAGGCCGCGATCGGCCGCCGAAATGTTGTGCGCCGCTGGGGCCGGTGCAAACTGCCCAGATGTCACGGTTACGATGCGGCCCTCGCCGCGGTCATGCGCGTTGCTCATGAGCATCTCCACTCATCCGTCCAGCGCTCCCAACAGACTCGACAGGCGCCATCCGGGCACAGCGGCGGCGGGCAACTATTGGGGAAGCAGTTGTCGTCTGCGCCCCCGTGCCGCTGATGCCGCTCCCTGATTCTGTAGCGGCCGACATAACACACTGGCCAGGTGATTTGGCCCGCCGACCAGCTCCAATCTCCGCAACCAACCCCGCGGAAATCCTCGTAATTGATTTGCACCCATGTCCCATTCGGAAACCGCACCTCAATACTCGCGCTCGTCCCGCAAGCATCCGTCACTGACACCTCCCCACTGCCGCAGCAGCCTGAGAGGCTGGTCACTTGGCCGATGGCGCTGATCGCGCCGCAGGAGATACTCCAGGTGTAGGGGGCAACTCCTCCGCTGGCGCTGTACTGGCTGCCGACGCTGGGGGCATCGGTGCCGGTGAGGCTGAGGGACGAGCCGACGCTGTAGCCTTTGGATGCCTGCCGCTCGCACTTGTCGGTGGCGGTAATGGTGCCGCCGCAGGTGCCGGACAGATCGGTGATGGTGACCGAGCGGGTATCCTCGCTGATACTGAAGACAGGAGAACCGCCGGAGAACGACCAGCCAAAGGTCGGGTCGCCGTCGCTCACCGTATAGACCGAGCCAACGGCCATCGTGTCAGGGCCGCTCAGGGTCGGCGCGGCGTTTTCCGGGTCGCCGTAGGTGGCTGGCGTCACACGGCCGCAGGCGTCCTGGAGGCGAGTAGAACACGCACAGGTGAGGCTCACCCATTGCCCCACGGTGATCTCGTCGCCCGGTTGGCCTGTGCCGCAGGGCGTGGCGAGGATGCGGCGCAGCGGGGCCTGCCCGGAGGTGACGCGCATGCGGTTGTTTTCGTAGTCGATCTCCCATGCGAATTCGGGCGGGTCGCTACACTCGGCTGTTTCCTCGCAGAGGCGGATATCCATCGGCGACCGCGGCTGTTTGTCCGGGTCGCAGACGCGGATCTCCGAATTGGCCTCGGTCCTGGGTGGGTCGCAGATGCGGATGTCGCGGCTGGTCATGCCACGCCCTCCAGCGCTTTGCAACCCTCGGTGTAATATCCCTCGCCGCGGGTGTCGCTGCCGGCCGGGTCGACCGTCCAGCCGATCTGCTTTTCCTCGCCGCCATAAAAGGCGATGCCGGTGTTGCCGCCCTCGCTGCCGCAGCAGAAGGAAAACCACCCGTCATCATCGGTTTCAGTCATCACCTGGCCGCCGCAGATCAGCACGCGGACGTTCGCCAGCGGCTCGCCGTCGCAGCCGACCAGCCGCCGCCGGCCGCAGATTTGGCCGTCGATTGAGCCGGCGTCCTTCGGCACGGCGGTGCAGCACTCGTCCTGGTCATTGGCCACGTAGCTGGTGCCGCAGCGGCTGCGACGCGGCCAGATGATGGTGCCGTTGCCGCTCTCGGCGGCATCCTCGGCCTCGGTCGGGTTTTCGACCACCCGCACCGCCCCGTCGTAGTGGTAGGGGCCGCAGGTGACGCGGACGGTGAATTCGGCGACGCCACCGGCGGTTAGGCTCGCCTCGCATTGGCCGTCCACCGTGAACCCCTGGGCGATGTCGAGCGTCGCGCCGGCCGCCGGGCCGAGAATCTCGAATTTGACCGGCGTGCCGTCGCTAACCGGCTCGCCGGCGACGGTGAGCGCCTCGGCGGTGATGGTCGCCGTCTGGTCGCTTTCCACCTCGCCGACGATGGAGGTGTAGCTGGCCGTTGCGGCCGAGGTGATGGCTGCCGGCAGGCTCAGGTAGATGTGATGCTCATCGCCGTTGTTGCTCCACCAGGCGATGGGAACCGGCTCGCCCAATACCCGGACCTGGCTGACGGCGATGACCTGCCGGCTGACGGCGACGAAACAGCGAGTTTGCCCGCTCTCGGTCTCGGCGGCGACGGTGGTCGCCTCGTCCGTGATCGGATCCGGAGCGCCGGTCTGGCCGGAGCGGGCGCGCAGCACCGCCGGGTCGATGGTGACGGTGAGGGCGGCGATGGCGCTCCCGATCAGCGCCAGCTCGCCCGTCCCCTCCTGGCCGAGAGCGCTGGCGGTGACGACGGCGGTGCCCAACACCTCGCCGGCGCCGATGACCGTCTCGGCGAATCCGCCCGAGTCGCAGAGGCTAGAGGACGGCGACAGGGACGCCCCGACCGGCAGGCCGTTATAGATGTCGTAATCGATGAGCAGGGCGCTGCCGGCGGCGCCGGGGGAAATGCCGAGGGTGATCTCGGTGGTGTTCGGCGTGGCGCTGCCGCCGGTGAAATAGTCGGTGCCGGTGCGGTTGGTATCACTCGCCCGCCAGACGCCGCGCACCCGGCCGATCGGCTGGTCGGTTTCGACGGCTAGCGCCCCCGTGGAGGCCTGCGCCTCGCCGTCGATGCGGTCCTGATAGTCGGAGAGCGACCACGAAACCGACTCGGCGCGGGTGTAGGAAACAATAAAGAGTTGCGATGCCTGCTCCGGCACGGTGATTGCCGAGGCGGTGAAGGCGGTCGGCTCGATGCGGTCGCCCTTGGCCGGCTCCTCCTGCGTGCCGGAGTTTACCCAGACGCCCTGGACGGCAAAGCAGCCGGAAACGGGGATCACGGTATAGCTGCCGGCGGCGATCGCCTCATCGATAATCGCGCGGTGCTGCACGGCTCGGCCGCTGCCGTCGAACACTCTCACCCGGGCGATGGCGGTCGCCGTGCCGTTGGCCTCAATGTAGGGCGGGATGATCTCCACCTCGATGCGCGGCAGGGTCGGCCGGGTGTACTCCGGCACCTCGCCCTGGACGCGCACGGCATTGGCCGGGGCGTCGATGCGCTCCATGCGGTAGCTGAGCGACAGCGCGTCGGTGAAATCGAGCACGGCGGCGGCGGTCAGCGCCCGGGCCGGGCGGTCGTAGACCTCCAGCGCCTGCCCATCGGCGGAGACTCGCACCGAGGCGGCGCAGGCGGCGGCGATCTCCTTGACGATCTCCAGCCGGATTTTCTTGGCGACGCGGTAGCGCTTGCCGGGGATGGTCGGATCGAGGGAGGCGAGCCAACGCACTGGCACCACGGCGCCGCCCTGATTCGCGACGTCCTGCACGCAGGCCTGCTGCGCGATCTGGCTGGCCAGCAGGTCAAAGGGCCACTCGTAGGAGAGCGGCCGAAAATCGACCACTCGACCGGCGGCGGCGCGGCCCTGGATGACCGGATAGCGTAGATTCCTGCGGACACTGCCATCGTGACCTTCGAGCAGGTACCAAGTGATCAGGTAGCTATCGGTTATCCGGATGCGCGGCCGGTGGCGGTTGACCTCCGGATCGAGGAGCGCTCCTAGGCCGTCGACGTCGGCGGCGAACACCAGGGTGGTCGTCGGGATCACCTGCCCCTCGCTGCCGGTGCCGTCGGTGATCGATTGCAACGCCTTGGTGACGTCGCGCCACTGAAAATCGACAGCTTCGATTTCGACCTTGAAATCGCCGGGCAGCATCTAGCCTCCCGTGCGTTCGGCGTTGCGGACGGCGGATTCCAGACCGTCAAGACTGCCGCCGTAGTTGCCGCCACGGAAGTCAAGGCTGATCAGTTCCTGCTTGGCCGCCTTGGCTTCCTTGAGCTTGGCGATGTAGCGGTCGACATCACTGATCTGTTGGTTGGTCGAATCCGCGTGGACACTCGCCAGTCGCTTTTCCTGGGCGATTCGCTCGTCTACCTGCTTGACGAAAGCGTCGAATTCGGCCTGCAGCTCGCCGATCTGTTTCTTGTACCCGTCGACTGCCCGGTTTTGCTCTTCCTGCTTTTTGATGGCGGCGTTCTGATCGCGCAGCGCCTGAGCCTTGTCCTCGGCGATAGCGGCCAGGATCAGCCTCTGCTCTTCGCCGATGCGTTTACTGTTGGCGATCTGCTCATCGAACATGCCGCCGACGTTCATCGACTCCAACAGGGAAGTGGTCGCATTCCGTGCCCGGTTCAGATTGCCCCAAAGAAATTCCATGAATCCGGCGAACTGATAGCGCAGCTCGGCCCAGAGCATCGACCAGCCGCTGAAGGTGCGTCCCACCTGGTGCGCTCCTTCGAGCACCAGCAGCAGCGCCCGGGGGATCGAGGTGATGATCCAGCGGCCGACATCGACCACGGCCGTGCCGATCTTGGCCGCCCACTCGTCGGCTTTGCCCGAGTCGAACGCCTTGCCCAAGACCGCGTCGATGGCCTTGAACGTCTCCTTCAGGCCGGTGAAGGTTCCGCCTTCCATCACCTTGTTGCGGAACGCAAACCATTTGTCCGCGATCATGCCGAGGATGCCGTCAAATGTCCCGGCCAACTTCTCGGCGGTTCCCCGGAAACGGCTTGCCGGGTCCTGCCACATCTCCATCAGCTTCTTCTTGGTCTCTTCGGCGCTGTAGCTGACCCCGGCCTGAAAGCCGAGCATGGCGAGGGTGCCTCGTTCGCGGAAGAGATCGGCCGAGGCGGCGCCGGCGCTGAGCATGCGGCTGACCTGCTCGGTGGTGGTCTTGATGTCGAGGCCGGCCGTTGCGGCCAGATCGCCGATCAGCGGCATCCATTCCTTGATCTCCTTGACCCCGCCCTTGAGGATGCCGGCGAGCTGGGTCGCCGAGGCCATGATCTCTTCGTATTCGAACGTCACCGTGTTGGCATACTTTGCCATCTCGTCGAAGAGCCTGTTCCCTTCCTTGGCCGAGCCGAGCAGTACGCCCAGGCGGATGCGGAAATTTTCCGTCGTGCGGGAGGCGTCTAGGAACGATTTGCCCAGCGCTCCCAGGCCGAGGGCGCCGAGCCCGCCGGCGATCAGGCCTTTCAACGAAAAAATGGAGCTGCCGATCGACTTGACGCCGGCGATGACCTTACCGACCGTCGCCTGAAACCCCTTGTCGAGGGCGCTAATGATGATCTGGACGCGGTTTTTAGCCACGGCGCCGCTCTTTCTCCGCCTCGGTTTTCAGCCGGCGATAGCTCTCGCGCCAGGCCGCGAGGAAGAAGCGCGGCCGGCGGAGCAGGTACCAGATGCCCTTGAGGAAGGTCCGCATATCAGAACAGACCCAGCCACACGCCGCCGGTCACCTCGAAGGGCAGGTCCCAGATGAAATCATCTTCCTCTTCGCCGACTTCGGGACCGGTGTACTGGATGCCGCCAAGTTCAAGGTGCACGATGTTGCCGGCGGCAGTCCCCTTGGTCGTTTCCAGCGTGGCCAGGGTGCCGGCGAAGAAGTCGTCAAAGGCGGCGAAGTCCTCCACCCAGGGGGCGATCTTCCCGGTTGCCTCGAAGACGCTCTTCCACGGCAGATCACCGTAGCCGGCGGAGTTGATCCCGCCGCGGGCCCGGCGCGTCCCCAGGGTGAACTCGCACGACTTCATGTCGAGCAGGCTGCCGCCCTTGACCAGGTTCATCAGGGTAGCGGCGTGCGGTTGGGTGTCGTCAAAGGCTTCGGTGTAGGGGTCGGGCGTGGCGGTCGCCTTGGCGTAGGAGAGGGAGCGCACGGCCAGCGTGGCGATGAGTAGTTGGCGTTCGGCGATGGTGAGCTGCAGCTGCTCGCAGACGGCGTCAGTGAAGGTGTGCCGCACCGTCCCGACGTACTGCTCGAGGGTCATGAATGTTTCAGCCTCGGTCCCCATGTGGCAGTAGGTGACCCCGGCGCTGATCACCGCCGCATCGGCAGGCGCCTGGCTGAAATTGCGCTGTACGGTGTAGGAGTAGACCGGCCCCGCGCCGGTCTTGTCCGCGATGCGCCGCACCTCATGCCCGCCTCCGACCTCCACCCGCACCAGTTGGCCGACGGTGAGCGAAAGCGTCGAGTCGAAACCTCCGACGGCACCGCTCCCCGCCTCGACGGTGCCGGCGGTGTTGGTCAGCTCCGAGCCGAAGAGGGTCTCCAGAAAGGGCGAGAGTCCGGAGGGCGGCGTGCCGGCGGCCCCCGAGCCGCGCAACTCGTGGTTGACGCCGCCTTCACCCCACTGACCGGCAATGAACTTCGCCGAGGGGAAGCGGCCGGCACGGTTCAGTCCACGGTCGATCATCTCTCCCTTGGGCCAGATCAGCGGCGAGTCGCGGCGGAAATCGACGGCGTTGGCACCGGAGAGGGCGGCTGCAGCCCCCTTGCCCGTCTGCTTTTTGGCATAGAGGGTGGCGTTTGGCTTGGAAAAGATCGGCATGGCGGGTCTCCTTTAATTGCGTTTTCGGATTTCGAAATCGAGGACGGTGAAATAGCCAGGGTGGTTCTCCCCCTCGTCGTTTTCGGAGGCGGTCAATTCGGTGTCGATGGCTGTGCCGCCGCGGCTGGGGTCTGCGATCAGGGCGGCGTCAATCAACTCCTCGAATTCGATTAGATCGTCGTTGGCTTTCACGCGGTCCGTCTGGTGGAATCCGGCGTAGAGACGCACAGTGTGCGTGTAATCCTTGCGGCGGTTGAGCCCTTCGGTGGCGACGCGGCGCGGACGGGTGACCAGGATGATCGGCAGCTCGGAGAGCTTGATCTCGATGCGGCGCTTGAAGGCGCGCTTGACGGTGACATCTTTGCCCCACTTGGTCATGGCGAAGCCCTGAAGGTCGGGATCGTCCTGCAGGGTTTCGACCACGTCGGCGAGGGTGGAGACGAATGACATAAAAAATGGCCTCCGGATTCAGCCCAGGATCGACGATCTCCGGGCGGGGCTGGTGGTTCTGTTACCTGTTCTTCATGCCGGGGGGCGCGAATGCCCGGTCACCGAACCACCAGACCACTGCGGTACTTGCGGCAAAGACCTGCGAATAAATGATGTACTTCATAATGTCGAGCAGCTCCTGCGGGTTGAACAGCTCGACCAGCACCGAAGCCTCGCCGGAGAGCCAGCCCAGCAGGTCGGCGAAGATGAGCCAAGTCAGCACTACCAACCCTGTGGTGAGCAGCGGGCGGTACAGATCCTTGACGGCGTTGACCCAGCGGTAACTTTCGCCCGCCTTGCGTTCGGCGGCATAGCTCTCCTTGAGACCGGCCCAGCTGCCAGCGGTGTCGGTAATGGCCAACTCGTTTTCCCACTCTTCCTTGCGGCCGGCCATCTGCAGCTTGTGCAGCTCGGTCTCGTAGGCCCAGCGATTTTTTTCGAACTCATGTTCTTGCCGCGACTGCTTGAGCTTGAGCCACGCGCCGACAACTGAACCGAACAGTCCGAACACTCCGCCAGCCGCCGCGGCGGCTGGCCCGCCGAGAATGGTTGAAATCAAACCAGCCCAGTCCATAATTGTCTCCCGGCTGCGTTGCCGTACCAGCGGCGGGGCCGGCCTAGGTCAACGTGCAGAAAAGTCGTGTAGCCACCGAATCCGGTGAACCCGGCTTGGCGGCAGGCCGCTACCAACGTTTGCCGGCTATGCCCGGCGGTGGCGATATCGAAGGCGATCCGCTTGTGCTCGGACAGGGGGGCGCCGCCGACATTGGCATTGTGGATGATGCAGCGATGTCCAGAAAGGACCCTCACCGGCCGGCCCAGGATGAGTCGCACAGTCTGGATGGCGTCAAATGCCTCGGGAGACCAGTACAACTCGCCGCAGTGTCGGCAGGCCAGCTCCTGCGGCGTGAAGTTGGGCCAGCGCCCATGATCCCAGTCGGCTTCCGAATGGTGACGGAGGATCATCGGCGCCCCCTACTCCGGCCGGCACGCCGGGTCGTAAACCCTGCGGCCGCCAGTATCGCACTTGTTGATTTTGTGGGTGGTCTCGATCACCTTCAGTCGCTCGGAATGGTCGTTGCGGCTGTCGAACAGCTCCTTGATGGCGGTCGCCGTGGCCCGCTGCGATTCGTTGATGACCCGCAGTGCCTCGGTCACCTGCGGCAGAATATCGTTGTGTTTGTCCACCCGGTCGACCACCTGCTTGACCAGGTAGACAACCGCCCCGACATTGGCGGCGGCGATGATGACGGTTTCAATCGGCAAGCTCAAAAGCCCCCCCTGCTGATTTCTTTACCCACTTCCTCCTCGAGGAACTCCGCTGCCCGGCCGCTGCCGTTGAAGCGACGAAAGCCGTCGACAAGAAACGGCCGGTCGCCGTGCGTCGCCGAGGATCCGCTTCCTTCGTGGATGGTGCGGGCATACTCGGCCGAGTTGTAGACGACGATTTCCATTTTGCCGGCGGTGAAGGTCAGCTCCTCGGCCGTCTTGCTCTGCCCGGGTTTGAGCCAGGCGAGGCTTCGCCGGAGATGTCCCGTGCGCACCGGTACCGGATAGCCGCCGGCTTCGGTGTCTCCGACTTTCTTGCGGTAGGCCCTGCCGCTCTTGCTGGTGCGAGTCTCGTAGATACCCCCGGCGCCGGAGAGATAATCGTAGGCCTCCCGGTGCACGCCCTTACCGATGCGTGAAAGGCCACGCTCCACCGCACGAGGGAAGCGGCCAGCGAAATAGGAAAGCCCCTGGATCACCACCTTGTCGCCCTGGATATCGGCGCGGACGGAGAGCATCAGGGCCACTCCAGGTTGCCGCGGTGCGTGCTCTCCACAACTCCGCCGGCATAGCTGCCGCTGTCGGCCACGGCACCGGCGGCAAGCCGCCCGATCAGTGTCTCGGCTTCTTTGGCGTAGTTCTCCTGTGTGCGGCGGAGTTTGAATGCGTCTATCCCGCCGGAATCATCGATGGTTTCGGCGATGCGGTTGAAACGGATCTGGTAGAGGTCGGCGGCGACCATCGCCTTTTCCGCCCGCTTGACCAGGGCGGCTGTGGCCGTCTCGGTCGAGGCATAGCGGGCCGCGCCGATTCGCCCCTGCAGCAGGGCCGACTGCTCGTTGATGACTTCCGCGAGAAAAGCGGGGAAGGTGGTTTCGTCCCGGTCGAACATCGCCGGGGTGAAGCCCATGTTTTCGATATCGGTGGCGGTGATCTTGGGCATGCGGACGGGCTCCCGGTCGAGGGTCTGAAAAAGGGGAGGAGGCGTCCCTCCTCCCCTGTGCTCAGGCTATCGCCCGGGCTAGGTCAGCGCGCAGCGGCGGAACTGCTTGGTCTCGCCGATGACGCCGTTGTAGGCTCCGGTCCAGACGTGGTCGGCGCCGAGCTTGAGCTCGTTGCGCTGCGGCTCGCGGGTGTTGAGGTCTTCCCACTCGCCGCGCTGCGCCTTCTCGCCGGGCAGACAGACGTAGTAGCTGGTGTTGGCCAGCTTCGTGGTGGTGACCACCGCCGAGATGTTGAAGACGATCTGGCTGGTGTTGCTGTTGGGGTTGAGGAAGCTGGCCGCCAGCGCCTTGAGGATGCGCGCCTTGAGCGTCGGGTGGCAGGCGATGACGAAGCTGCTGCCCTCGTCGACCACGTAGCCGGCGGCGGCCAGGTCGCCGAGAATCTGCGCGCAGGCGTTGTTGATGGTGGTCGAGTCGTCCGTGGCGAAGGCCTGGTTGATGCCAGCGCCAAGGGCGGTGAGCATCCCGTAGAAGATGGTGGCCTTCTTGTCGAACCAGCGCCGCACGGTGTCGGCGGTCAGGGCGTCGATCTTGTAATACTGGTTGAAGCGCAGCCAGTCGTCGAGGATCGGGAAGCCGCCGGTGAAACGCAGGAAGCCGACCGCCGTCTTGGCGGTGGCGGGCAGCTTGGAGAGCTTGGCCTCTTCGCCGGGCAGCTGCTGGTAGAAGGTGACACCGCCGGTGACGTCGAGCACCTCGAAGTTGGGCGAGGTACTCTGGCGCAGGTCGACCTCGCCGAAAATCAGCTCGTAGCCGCGGTCGGGCTGCTTGATGGTGTCGCTCTGCACGATCACGATCGGGGCGACACCCTGCAGGTTGGTGTCGGCGCCGGCCTTGTCGCCGACGATGGGGCCGGCGGCGAAGGCCTTGATGGCGTGGTTGATGGCGCCGAGGACCTTGTCCTTGCGCTCCTTCTCGGGGATGCCGGACATCTTCGCCCAGTCGATCACCTTTTTGCCGAAAAGTTTCATGGTCGTCTCTCCTTAGGGGTTATCGACTGTTAGGCGTGGGCGTGAGTCGGCAGCGGCAGGATCGGCATCAGCTCAATCAGCACGACGGTGTCGGCGGCGGCGGCGGCCTCCAGGCAGAAGCCCGCCCGGGTACCGTCGGCCTCGGTCGGGGTAACCTCGCCGGGGTCGGTGTCGAAGTACACGCACTCGCCGACGGCCAGGGCGGTGGCGGCCTTCTTCGGCATCTCGGCCGGGCCGGCGAAAACATAGATCCCTTCCTCATCCTGGGCGTAGTTGCCCTGGGCGATCAGCACCTGGCCCTGGGCCGAGATGATGATGTCCCCTTCTTCGACGGCGGCGCTGTGCGCCAGCTTGCAGGTGCGGTTGGTGGTGACGCCACCACGCGGAGTTCCTTTGGCCATGACTGCTCTCCTATATAGGTGGTGGCTGATCAGTCCTTGACGATCAGCGGGTTGTCGTCGGCGCCCTTGTCGCCATCGGTGCGGTTCTGGTTCGGGTCGCCGGCCTTGATCTGGCCGCCGGGGAATTTCTGCTCCATGCGGGTCTGCAGGTGCTTGACCTCGCCCTTGAGCATGTCAACCGGCATTGAGGCGGCAAAGCTCTTGACGCCTTCCTGCTTGGTGGCGTCAGCATCGGCTTCGCCCAAGGCGGCCTTCATCCGTACGTAGTCGGCGACCAGACCGTCGCGGTAGTTCTTTCCGTCGGCCGCGAGCGCCTCCAACTCCTTGACCTTGTCACCGAGGACCTTGATCTCGGCGTCCTTGGCACCGAGGGCGCCCTTGACGGCTTCGGCCAGCTGTTCCTCGGTGGTGGTGTCGGCGAACGATTTACTCAGCATGGCGCCGAGCAGTACCAGCAATGTCTTCATCTTCTTTTCTCCTTCCGGATGATGGGCCGGTTCCTTGCCGGCGGATTTTTGTGCGGTGGCGCCAGGCTGCGCGCCAAGCCAGACCAGGCTGCCCTCCGTCGTCTCGCCCGGGCCGACGTATTCCCAATACAGGGTCGGGCCGTTGACTTCCTTCTTCACCGGGCGAATGTCGGCGGCGCGAAAGCCGATTGAGACATGTCGATAGACCCCGGCGTCAATATGGTCGATCATCTCCTCGCGATGCTTGCGCACCATATACGCCCAGGCCCAAACGACTTTGACCGAGCTGAGCCCTTCGGGCAGGCGAGGATCCTCGCCGGTGAGAGCTTTGAACTGCTCGGCGGTCATCGTCTCGGTGAAGGCATCGAAGAAGAGCCCCAGGGGGAGAAACTCGCCTCGATCATGGGCGAAGAGGAAAGATTTGCCGGGGAAGGTGGCGGCGAAGAGGTCAAGCAGATCCTCAGGGAAACGTTCGTTATCCCGGTCGACTGCCGAATGGCAAAAGAGAAACTTGCGGGCGTAGACCTCCTCGGCGGCGAGCGGGCGCAAGGCGAAGGCGTTGATCTTTGCCAGCGTCTCTGGCGTGATCTCCGCCCCGCTGCCGGCTGCGGCCTTGAGCCCGAGCTGCTTGAGGAAGGTCTTCATCAGATCTTCACTCCCTTGGCGCGCATCGATTTCAGCACGTCCTCGCCGCGGATGATGGTCTTCTCGGCGGCCTGGTCTTTTTGGCCTTCGACGCCGCTGCCGGCGAAATCCTTCTTCTTAGGGTTGGTCGTGGTCTTGCCGACTTTGTCGGTTTTCCCTGCTTTGGCCGTCATATAACCTCCATCAGGTGAACACTTTTCTGTCATTGGTGCGGAAATACCAAAAATCAAGGTCCTGATCTGGCAGAAGAGGACACTATTTGTACGGGCACAAAAAAAGCGCCCCGATAAAATATCGGGGCGCCCCAAACAAACAAGGGGGCGATTTCTCGTCCCCTTTGCTCTATAGCTGTGATAGTTGGCCTATTTCGGTTCGAACCTTATCCCGTGGTCACCTGGATACTCCTGGGTGTGGTCAAAACCGTCGACGAAAATCTCGTCAGGGATCCCATCCGGGAATGCGTCGCAGGTATAACCGAACGGATTTCCCGGGGGATGAAGATGCTTGCATGTGGTGCATTTGGGTTCAGGACCGATCACGATTAACCTCCATATCGAAAACTATACTGTTTTTCAATAAGTTGTCCAATCTTTATTGAAAGCGGCCTCGGTGAAGCGCTGTTGCGGTATTCCGCCCAGGCCTCGGCCACGGTTTCCGCGGCGTTATACCGCGCATACCGGGAAAGCTCACCATCAATCGTCTTTCCGGATGAGACCACCTCGCTGATGATGGCGTTGAACTCCTGGCTGGTCCTGATCTTCAGCAGGGCATCGAGCTGATGGGCAATCTCATGGTCGATGACGGACTTGATCGTGTCGCAACCTGGTGGATGGAAATTTGTCGCGACCGATTCCTCGAGGCTCTTCAGAAACGATTTGACGTCACCGCCATATTTGCTGTTGACGCTGACGCCAGAGGTCAACCTGTCCGAAGTGGAATAGGCGAATACGTTCCCCTGGGTTTTTCCGGCTTCTCGCTTAGCTCTCGAAACCAGATATTTTTCAGGGGTGTTCGGATAGTCGCGCTTCAGTTCGACCAGGCGCAGCTCGACATATTTGCGCTGGCGCTCCTGGGTTGTCCCGATGAACTTGAAGTTGCGGCGCAGTTCAGGAAACTGCCTGACGTGCTCAAAGACCCCGCGATTCCACTCGTTGGCAACATCGACGACGGCGCCCTTGTAGGAAGCCATGTCGGTCAGTCCGTTGGCGACGGCCCACTCGGCCGCTTCCTTGACGGTAGACGCCGGGACGAAATCGTCTACCCGGGGCGCTGATCGCTCGCGCCCCACCTCGCTCTGCGCCGGTCGGATGCTGCACCGGCAGCGCGGGTGGGTGTCCTGTCCCGGTATCGGACACTGGCCGATCTCGTAATCACCGGCCAGGGCGACGCAGATCGGGCAGGCGTCCGGAGCTGGTGTGAACTCGACCTGTTCCACTTCCCATGCGCCCCATTCGTCGAGCTTCGCCTTCTCGGCGGCCATGCTGATCTCGGTTCGTGCCAACCGTTCCCAACTGGCATTCTGGTCGCCGAATGTCTTGTTCAAACGGCTGGCCACCGTGAGTGGGTTGCTGCCGGCGATGACGTGTGCCTCCATCTCGGGGAGGAGTTTCTGCACGATCGTCCTGGTTGCGTTCTCCTTGACCAGCGTGAATCCGGATTTCGCCAGTTTTTCGAAAATCTCCCTGTTCTTGATCAGGTCGAGAATCGGCCGCTCCTGTCCGATCATCTGTGCGGCCTGGATAAGCCCAAGGCTGTAGGCTTGACCGTAATACCAGGTGACGGGCGAACCTTCCGCGCTGAAGGAGTACTCCCCGACGAAATCCCTGTATGCCTCCACCACTTGGGCCCGCTGCTCAGTGGTAAAAGTGAAGGATTCCGGATCGCCGGGTGCTTTCGCCAGCGCCGGCAGCTTGCAGATCGTCAGAACTCGCTCCTGCAGCTTCAACCAGTCGGACTTCAGCCGCTCCTCGTACCCGTTCTCCACTGCATCCAACTCCGGCCAAGGCTGCGGGCGGTGCAGTTCTTTCGCGCTGGCTATTCTCAGAGTTTGTCGCTGATGGTCGGTTTTTCCACAGCCACAGGCGCAGCCCTTGTGCAGAACGATTATGTTACTGGCCTCGAACGAATCGAGGCCTTGGGACTTTTTTCCGATGCTCAGATCCTCCCTTGTGATCTCGATCCCGGCCGCTTCGGCGTTCTGCAGGTAGTACATATCGGCCTGGGCATTGAGGAAACGGGCCTGCGCCTGCTGCACCAGGTCGTGCAGGTTGACCTGTCCCCATTCGAGCCACCAGTCGCCCTCCTTCCAGGTTCGGCCGCGCAGCAAAAGCAGGGTGCGTACCAGGTTGTAGAAGAGCGGCATTTTGGCCGCCTGTCGGGTGGTGATGTCGGCCAGCAGCACTTCGACTTCAGCATTGCTCAGCCGCTCGGTGGTGCTCCAGTGCATCCCCAGCATCCAGGCCGGCAGACCGCTCTTGGCAATGATCTGCTCAAGCATGTGCCGGGCGGGGACTTCCAGCTCCAGCACTTGGCCGTCGGCTCCGAGCACCTTGATCTCGATTTCGCTGTTGGTGTCGATGGCGCGGACGAAGTCGGCGCTCTTCCCCTCGGCCTTGGCCCGCAGGGCGGTGTTGAGCTCGTCGGCGATCGCTTTGCGCCGATCAGCCAAATCCACGCCATCTTTCTTGCTGGTCTTGTAGATGACACTGAAGGAGGGATCGCCGAATCGTTCCCAAACGTTTTTCACGCTGTTCTGCATGGTCACCAGGGCCTTGCTGACGAACTCACAGGAGCGGAACAGCGGCGTGCCGTAGGGGTTCTGATTCTCGGCCTGGACGCAGAAGTAGAGGAGGTTTTCCGGCCGCAACTCGCGCTCGGCAATGTCGCCGTCCCCCTTTTGGTAGAGACGCAGCCCCTTACCCTCCTCGCGGCTGAACTTGATGGTCTTGCTGTCGGCAACGCGCAGACCGATGATATCGCGCCGCGCCTTGTCGGTGACGAACTCGCCCAGGCCGAAGCCCTGTTCGAACGCCTCGTTGCTGATGCCTTGGTGGAAGGCCTGCAGCCCCTTCTGCACGTCGTTGACCGGCACGTTGTAGAGCCACTCCTCGATCTCGCGCACCAGCGCCGCGGTCTTCCCCTTGACGACGATGTGGCCGTCCAGCGCCACCAGGCGCCAGATCGCCGCGTCGATCACCGGGATCGACTCGCGCAGGAATTCGTAGAATCCGGCCTGCACCTTGCGAGGCACGAACTGCGCGAAGTATTTGCTGTACGGTCCCTGCCCGTCGGTGGGGCGCAGCTGCCAGCCCAATTGCTGATCGAGCGTGCCGGGGACGCGCCCCTTGGCGCGGGTGATTTCGATGCCGAAGAGTTTCATGCGAACAGGTCCTCCTGGTTGTCCCCGGGCAGAACGCAGCGCAAGGTCAGCACCCGGTCGGCGTCGATAACGTGGTCGTCGATCGCCTTGAAGGTGCGATGGCGGCTGCCCTGGTGGTAGGTGTGATTCGGATACATCAGCATGATGTCGGGGTCGTAAGGATATTCGAGCTCGCCCTTCTGCATTTTGGCGGTGAGCAGGTCGGTGGAGAGCTCCTTGGCCAGCAACCGCACCGGCTTGCCGCTGTGTTTGTCGATCAGCGTCTCGCCGGCTTCGTCCACCGCGTCGTAGGCGGCGCCGAACTGGTAACCGGTCAGCCGGTCTTCGTAATTCTTGTCGGCGTATTTCTCCTGCCCTTGCAGGATGTGCACGACCGCGCTGCCGGCGTTGCCGAAGTCGATGCCGATGCCCATCTCGCAGCGGCCTCCGTCGAAGATGCTGTCCAGAGCGTCGATGGCGTCGGCTTGCTGGTCGTAGCTCACCCCCTTGAGCTGCACCCGGGCGATCAGCCGGTGGATCTTGCCGAAAATGAGCTTGATGTAAATCTCCGTCGGGTCCTGCGAAAAGCCGAGGTCGGCACCCATGAACAGCAAGCCCGGCAGCGGCGAGAAAAAGGCGCGGATCTCGGTCGCCAGATCGAAGCCGCCTTTTTTGCTCCGGCGGTCGAGCAGCGTCACCGGCTCGGGTTTTCCCTTCTCGCCGCCGGCGCCCACTGGCGCGGCCAGCTCGTAGCCGTAGAGGCTGACTTCGTTGCTGGCATCGTCGACCAGCACTTTCAGACAGCGGTAATCGGGGATGTCCTTGAGCAGTCGCTGGAACTGGAACCAGGGGAAGACCGAGTTCTCGGGGTCGCCCCACTCGCCAAGCACGCCTTGCCGGTAGCCGGGGGAATCCTCGCCGCCGAAGCGGTCGATGTACTCGCGTCGGCGCTTGTCGCTCCAGTAAGGCGCGGGTTGCAGGCTCTTGGCCCACTTGAACAGCCGGAAGTCGTCCGGGATCTTCGCCCCGCCCAGCGCCTCTTCCTCCTCGGCCTTGATCTTGCCGTCGGCCTTGGCGGTGAGCTTGTAGAACATGCACGAGCGGTCGCCGTCGGGCATGCCGTAGAGCTTGAAGACCGCCCCCGGCTCGCCACGGCCCCAAAACTCCTTGAAGACCGAGTCATTCTTGACCTTGGGCGCCTCGTCCATGATGCAGAAGGTCTTGGCGTGCACGCCGCGGATCGCCGTCCCGTCGAAGCCGCAGGTGCGGATGTCGAGCTCGAAGCGATTGTTGAAGCGCAGGTAGTGGTGCGGCTGTTTGCGGTGCAGCACCAGGCACTTGCTGAAACTCTTGTTCATCCCCAGTTGATCTTCTATGGCGTCGACGATCTCCAGGGTGTGCACGGCCTGCGGCGCCGTCATCAGGCCGCTGCCGTTGGGCGTGGTGAAGATTTTATAGAGGATGTAGGCGGTGATCTCGCGGGTCTTGCCGGTCTCGAAGCCGCACTGGTGCAGAGTGTTGCCGGCAAAGCGCAGGGATTCTTCCTGATAGGGCCAAAATGTGTAGGGGCCGATACCGTTCTCCGGCGAGCGCAGAAAGGCGCTGCACCACAAAATCGGGTCGGCGCAGATGATCGCCAACTGGAACTCTTCGAGCGAAGTGAAAGGCGGCGGCAGCTCGCCACGGGCCGCCTGGTGCCAGGTCCAGTCGAGATCCCGCAACGTGGCGTCGAAGATTTCGTGCGGGACGATGATCCCCTTGCTCAGGTCATGGACAGACGCCAGAGGCTCCATCTATTCATCACCGCCAGGCTTGATCTTGTTTTTTGCTGCAGCCAGGTTGGCTCCGGCGCCGCGGAAGATGTCGGCCAGGGTTTCGGCGGTCTTTTCGTCAGTCTTCTTCTTCTCGACCGCGGCCGGGGTGACCATGAAGTCGGGCATGGTGACGCCGGCGGCTTTGAGCAGGTTGGAGAGCGGCAGAAGGGAAGGGTTGGGCTTGATCTCGTAGCCGATCACCTTGCCTTCCTTGTCGATCTTCTCACTCTTCATATAGACGCCGTACTCAAGGATCGAGGCCTGCAGTTCGTCGATGACCTGCAGCGTGCCGCCGAGCTGAAGCGTGACGACATGCTTAAGGTCGGTGAGGTCACCGTTCTGCATGGCGGCGGAGAGAGCGTTAAGGGTGGTGAGGAAGTATTCCTTGTCGACACAGTTGCCGCCCGGGGAGACGTCGCCGTCATCGACGAGGGAACAGGGGAATTTCTGGCAGGTACTCTTGCAGGGTTTGCCGAGGCCGAGCAGGCGCTTGCGGGCGTGGATGCCATGTTTCCAGGCATTGCCGCTGGCGCGCTGCTTCCCTTCTTCGGTGGTGGGCCCGGTGGATTTTTCGGCCGCCTGGCGGCGCTGCTCCAGGGCGGCAGGGGAGAGGGTGTAGCTGCGCTTGACCCGAAGGCGTTCCAGGACCTGGTCGGGTTCGTCCTCTTCGGCCGTCTCGATCGCCGTGCGCTGGCGCGCTTCCAGCGAAATAAGATACTCCAGCTCGTCGGCCAGACCCTTCTCGCCGGCATCGATGCGGCGCTTCAGCTCTTCCTTTTGCGCCGGGATCAACCGCAGGGCGGTCTGCTTGTCCTGAATGTCCATGAAAAAAGCCCTCCAGGGTGGATGCTTTTCCACGCCTTGGAGGGCTTGATACCAGAAAACAAGGTCCTGATCTGGCAGCTGAGGACACTAATTCTCAGCCTGGTCAAACCTTACGTAGCGGTATCGCCGGTTTCCTCGAACATTGGAGGCCAGTTCCTTCGTCCAACCCAAAGCAGCCATGCGTGGCCCACTGAATAATGCCGCCAACTGAAAGGTGGTCGCCCGGTACGGGCGGCCGTTTTCATGCGCCATGGCCGCGATCGCGTCGTTGATCGTCGTGGTGTCGCCCTGGACGAAAGGTCGCCCATGCTCGTCTTGGCCAAACACCAACCCCGGCACATCGTATCCGCGGCGGATCATCTCCTCAAGACAGTCGGCCACCAAAACCGGGTCGACGCTGGTCGATACCACTTCGCGCCCTCTTGTTTTTGTGGCAGGCTCAACCATTGCGACGATGTCCTGCATGTCGACACCCGTCAGCCGCTCCAGAATCTGTACCCCTTCACGGGTCGGCCGCAAGGCAATCTTGGTCAAGTCGAACCGGTACTGGATGTCAAGCCCGTGGGGATTGGTCATGCTGCGGAAGTTGCTGTAATTGACGTCCACCCGGCGGCGGTCTCCAGTCCCTTCGAGCAGCGCTCGCTCCATTTCGTTGAAGGCGGCGATAAAGCGTTCCTTGAACTCTGCGGCCCGTTTGCCAGTGAACCCCATGGCGAGGAATACGAAACCGTCTCGGGTGATGTGATACATGGGAAGCATCCGGCCGGTTGGGTCCATATAAGCACTGGGCTCAAAATTGAGCTCAGTAAACTCCTTGGAGCATTCGAGCTTGGCAATGTCTCTTAAAACATTCTTGTGCTGCTTCTCGAACGCCTCGGCAATAATTAGCGAGGTGGTGACGGCTTTCTGGTCGGTGATGGTGACGAGCTCGGTCATTGCGCGGCTCCTTTCTGTAAGAGAAACAGCACTTCATCCAGTTTGGCTTCGACGGCCGCCAACCGGTCATTCTCGGGGCGGGACTGCGCCGTAGCGAGGAGTGCCGTCAGAATTTTTTGTTTCGGGTTGTCCGGCAACAAGACGGGCGGAAGCGGTTTTGCGGTGGGCAGCGGGATGACCTTGCAGGGTGACTTCATGGTGGGCTCCTGTTGATGAGGGTTCGAAAACCGCCCGCCTTGCGCTTCCAATCGCAAAGAGGGCGAACCGTGCGGGTTGGAAGACCGGCCAACAGGAACCGGCGGGCCCGAAGGCCCCCCGCACGGCCGCCCAATCGAAACGGAGCCATGCCGTGCACGGGATACACGAACGCCACCTTGAGAGAGGTGGCGGATGTATCCGCCTGCTGAATTCGGGCTTCCAAACCCGGCTGCCGATTTTGCGGCAGCGTGGGAAGTGTAGCCCGACGAAAACAGGTTGTCAATTGTGGATTCAAGCAGCATCGCCATTTTGCACGATCCGCCGCACCTGCCGCACCCGCAGCCGGTACTTGATCGCCAGCTCCTCATAGTTCGCGCCGGTGAACTCGTTGCGGATCCGCTTGTTGCGCTCGGCCCGGTAGAGATCCTCCAGCCCCGGAAAAGTCACCCGCGTGCGGCCCGCTACCTCGGCGATCACCTGGATGATCTGCGGCGCCAGTCGCCCGAATTCACCGTGCAGCCGATCAAAGAGTTGCCCTACCACCTCCGCATTTTCGCTCCTGGTCATCAATCCTCCTGTTCGATTTCATTGAATCTCCTATCGGGAATCGCCGTCTTCCGGAGCGTCCTCTCGGAAATGGCGACGTAGCCCATGGTCGTTTTGACATCTTCGTGCCCCATCAGCACCGCCAGCTCGATCAGGCCAACGTACTGCACCGGGTGGCCGCAGCGGCTGCACTTGTCGTGGCCGCTGTCGTAAAGATCGGTAGCGAAGGTTGAACGCAGTTTGTGGCAGAAGGCGTCCGCGCTATCGATGCCGACGATGGCAGCGTACTTCTTCAGGATGTTCAAAATACTGCGTTCGGTCAAACGGCGGCCCTTGCCTACCCGCAGAGCAACGAAGAGTGCATCATCGGCAGTCGGCATCTCCCGACGCAGCAGCAGCCATTCCCGAAGCGTCCGCGAAGGATTGGTGCGAAGGGTCAGGGTGCGCCCCTTGCCTCCTTTGCCATCCATTACCTGCAGGCGGATGTAGCCTCCGGTGTCGACCAGGTGGCCACAGTCCAGCGCCACCAACTCGCCGACCCGCAGGCCGGAGGCGTAAAGCGTCTTGAGGATCGCCAGATCGCGTAGTCCTTGGGCCGTGTCCAGCTTCGGCGCGGCGAAGAGCAGGCGCAGCTCCTCGGTCGAAAACTTCTGCGGCAGGGCCGGCTGAATCTTCGGCGACGGGATACCCTTTGTCGGATCAGACGGGATGCGGCCGGAGTACTTCAGGAAGTCGAAGAAGGAGCGCAGCGCCGAAAGCTTCGAGGCCCGGGAGCGATTTGAAGTGTTCCCCTGCTCATAGAAGAGATCCTTCATCCATTCGCCGATCACTTCCCGTGTCACCTGGCGCGGGTCCGCACCGTGCCCTTGGTCAACCATCCAGCGAAAAAAGGAGCGGATCACCTTCTCGTACTGGAGAACTCCGCGGGGCCGATGCCCTTTCTGTATCTGCAGGAACTCCATCCAGTCGAAAACCAAAGAATCGAAGTTCATCTCCCCCCGCCCCCCCCGCTTTTTGAAAAGGGTTTTAGACAGGGGCTGCGATCATAGCCGCCACTCGGGTGGCGCTTGCCGGATTTTTGCCTGAATCTTTCGAGGGGGGGAGGGGTCAGCCTGGTCCAGATCCGGCCCGTTCCAATTTCAACCGCGCATTTCATTCCATCCACCCTTTGCAAGTACCTGATATTGAATCCCCACCAGAGCCACGAACCGCACACTTTGCAAGAATACGCGGCAGACCATTCCGCTTTTTCCGGTCCGTTTTTGTCCTAGTTTTATTTTGGCCGCGATGGCAGCGAGTACAGGATGGACTCAAACGCAGACAGGAGGCCGGATTGTAGATGATGGAGTGACCCCCCTTAAACCTTCCGACAACTCTTTTTTTCGGAATCATCCGGACCGCCGAAAAGTAAAAAGATACTCTTTACCCTGGGCTGTTCGGCTCTTTTCCAATGAAGAAGATATGCTCCACTCACCAGGCAGCTCTCCGGCGACCTGGTAAACTTCCAGATCCCTGAGCGCGGCCCTGATGACATCCCGATCCCTGAAATACTTGGTCACATACTCAACTGCATGCTCGAACAATAACCGTTGGATATTCGCTATGTTAGCGGTAAAGACAGGTTCTCCATCCGCTGCCGCTGTTACGACTTCACACAATATCTGGTACTGTTTTCCTATTCTTTTCATATTTTCGGGCATCCATTTTTAATGCTGCACCACTGCACCACTTGCCAGCAATCCAGCTCCAGTGCTGGGTTTGCGCCGTGGTGCAGTTCTCAAAACAGGCCACCAACTGCACCACAACTGCACCACGACTGCACCACAACTGCACCACCAACTGCACCACGATTAAACTAAATAAAATCAATAACTTAATTCAAAAGTGGTGCAGTGGTGCAGTTGTTTTATAAGTGTCCCCCGTGCGCGCGTTTTTCTTAAGTAAAAGAGCCGAGGGAGCCATTTTCTCCCTCATCTACACCTTCTTTGATGGTGCGCCACGACAACTGCACCACGCTTATGGAGACTGCACCACTTAGCGGATCAGCGTGTGCCGGAACTTCAGGAAGCGCTTTCCACGCACGATCCGGAAGTAGGTCTCCTCCCCCTCCTTCGTCACCAGTTCCCAGCCTCCCTTGGCCAGCAGCGCCCGGTCGTTGCGAAGCCTGGCGATGAACACGCTGGCCGACTCATAGGGATTACGTCCGCCCGTCGCCTTACACAGACGGTCGAAGGCGTCTACCACGTCGGCGCTGGTGGCCACGAACTCAATCACTGACCGGATATACTTTTCCCCATCGCAGCTGCACAACACAGCATGCTTCTCACTGTCGCCGCAGTTGCACCCGGCAGCGTGCTTCAGGCAGGCCATACAGATGGTCTCCGGCCTCGTCTTGATCAGCCGCAGCCCGTAGTCTGGGTGCTCCAGGACAAAGACCTCCCCCTTATAGCCCGGCTCCGGCTGCACCGACAGATTCTTGCCCTTCATCAGCTGCAGATGTTCCCGCACCAGGCCATCCATCAGCTTCAGGATGCTATTGCTGCCGATCTCCGTTTCCTTCGCCGCCGAGTTCTGCTCCTCGATCCACGCCCGGTAGATGTCCGGCTCGCCCGTCTCCAGGCCATAGAGCAAATCCTCCGGGCCATAATACGGAATATACTTCAACATCCTCGAGAGGATCAGCATCAGCAGCGCCAGATAGGCATTCGTCCGGTCCTTCGCATGCCCCTTGAACGTCTTGTTCAGGATGGTCATGTATTCCTTGCGTTGATCCAGGTTGGTCAGCACCTCGCGCTGGATGAAGCGGATCACCGCCGACATGATCAGGTCTCGCTTTTTCTTCAGCTGCTCGAGCACCTCCGACTCGTGGAAGTCGTCCGAGCCATAGACATTCCGGTCAAAGGTGATCTCGAAAGTGCGGCTGATCAGCTCACTCAGCGTGAATGGCTCGATCGCTGTCACGTTGATCAGCGCCCGCGGGCTCTCGTCCACCGTGTCCGTGTCCGTCCCCGCCGCCCGCTTCTCCTTCTGGCCCCGCGTGGCCGCCAGCAGCAGGAATTTCTGCATGCCGCGGGTCAGGTCCTTGTTCTCCAGGTTGTCGATGACCAGGATCGGATTCTTCGCCGCCGACGAAAACGCCGCCGCCCCCGACGGGTCGGAGAGCTGCTCGCTGCCGTACACCAGGGCGGTGATAAGTTTCGAAGCTGTCGACTTGCCCGAAGAGGCATAGCCGGCGAATTTCATCAAAAACTGGTACGGCGCCATATCCGGGCAGAAGCCAGAGATCAGCCAGGCGAGGATCAGGTACTTCTGCTCCTTCTTTACCGTCAGGTTGTCGAAGATCAGCGTCTTGAGGGCCAACAGCCCCTCCTGGACGTCCACGTCCGGCAACCAGGTCATAGGGCTGATCTTGTGACTCGACGAAAGCAGGATGTGGTCGTCGTTCATCCCGTTCTGGATTTCCTCCACCCGGTCCTTGTTCACCTTCAGGATGATGTTCCCGGCGCTGTTCAGGTTCAGGTAGATCGTGTCCTTCACCATGTCCGTGTGGATCCACTGACAGCGATCGATCTGCCGGCCGTTCAGGTACGCCGTGTGCTTCAGCGCGTCCCAGACCTGCGCTCCCGGCGCCTTGCTGTAGATCATCCGCGTCATCTTCAGCATCAGAGAGTTGAAGGCGACGTCGTTACCCACCTCGTAGGTGCGGTTCTGGTAGATCAGCCAGACCCGGTTCTCCCGGTCGAAGTAGAAGCGGCCGTGGTGAGCGAAGAATTTGAAGCAGATTTCCCCCAGCACGATCGGATCGGCGTCCTTCGGATTGTCCAGCATCTTCAGGTGGTCGCTGATCTGCCGGTAGAGATCCGCGCTGAAGTCCAGTTGCTGCTCCACCGCTTTCTCCGAAAAACCCAGCGCCAGCAATTTCTCCCGATAGATGTCCTGCTGGATCGCCGGCTGGTGGCCGATCAGGCGAAAGACGTTCCCCTTCTCGTCCTTGCCCGGCGCCTGCAGGTGACGCAGCTTCATTTCGAGGTTGCCAAGGCGCGCCGCCTGGGCGATCTCCCAGCTGATGTAATCCACCGACTCCAGCTGCAGCCGCCGCACCTCACGCTTGCGGTCCCCCTCGAAAGCCCTCAGGTAAGAATCCGGATCGTCCCCGGGCTTGCCGTAGGCGATCACCTTCACCACCATCTCCGGCGGCAGCGAGCGGCAGATCTTGCGGATGTACTTCTCGCCCGCCTCATCGTTGTCCGTCCACAGATAAAAGTGCTTACCCCTGCCCCGGCTCGCCAGCGCCTTGATCTGCTCATCCGAGATCTGGCCGATCATCGCCAGCACGCCGAAGGGCCCAGCGTTTAGCACCTGCAGCCGGTCATTTTCCCCCTCGACGATGATAATTTCGTCATGCCGCTCCAGGGCGTCCTGACCGTAGAAGAGCCAGCGCTTGTCCCGCTTGTCGTTGGGCAACTGATACTTGAGCTTCTCCTCCTTCGGCACCTCCCGGGCGTCCTTCTGGGTGAAATGCAGCACCCGGCCGCCGGCGTAGTGCGGGAAGATCGCCAGCCCCTTGCCGAAGAAGTCGAGCAGGCGCGTGCCCCCCTCGATCTCCTTCTCTCGAACCAGGCCGCTCTCCAGGATGTCTTTCTGCTCAAAGCCCTGGGTGCGCAGGTGGTCCAGCAGGTGGCCGTCGCTCCAGCCCAGCTTCTCCTTCTGCGCCGTCTCCAGGCTGTGGCCGCGCTTCTCCAGAAAATACGTCTTGCCGCCGTTTTCCAGCATGTGGGTGTGATAATACTCGGCGGCCGCCAGCCGGATTTTGTCCACCACCGTCAGGCGCGGGCCCGTCTTCTTTTTGCGCTCCTCAAGCGGAATGTTTGCCAGCTCCGCCGCCATCCGCAGGGCGCCGGCCTGGTCCAGGCTGTGCAGCTCCTGCAGAAAAGTGAAGACGTCGCCGCCGCGATCGCAGCTGTGACACTTGAAGTACTCCTTCCCCTTCGGAATGGAGAAGCAGTCCTTGTGATTGCAGAAGGGGCAGTGCTCCAGGTGGCCGGCGGGGCTGATCTTGAGGGCCGTCTGGCCCGTAATCACCTCGCGGATGGAGAGGGCGTCTTTGACGCGCTGGAAGTCGTCGGTCATTTCATTCCCGCCTGAGTCATTGAAAGCGATTGCAACAGTTTCCGCACGGCACTAATTGCCTCTCTCAAGCCTCCGGATGCGCGCCGCCACGACCTTCGCCCGGCTCGTGTGCCCACGCTTCTCGCACTCGGCGTGAAGGGCCCGCAGAAAGTCGAGGTCGGTGACGTGGTGCAGAGAGCATTTGCAATCGTCAACACTGGTGTTCAACAAACTTTCAACCGCTCGCATCACTGGCCTCTCTTTCGGATCACCACCTTCACCCCGGCCTGCTGCCGCTTCTGCCACTGGCGCACGCCCACCAGGGCAAGGGCGAAATAGACCGCAAAGAGCAGGGCCTGCGCCCACTGGCCGGTTATCAGATTGACTCCGGACAGCCCAGCGTTTGTCACCGCCCAGATATAGAAACAGCGGCGGTCCTGTTTTACGTTCAACACCGTGCCGACCAGAGCCGCGGCGACCAGCAACCAGGTAAAAATTGTCAATTCCATCTACGCCCCCAACCCTGTGCCCAACAACCGCTCACGGATGACCTCCGAAACCGGCAGCCGGCGTTTTTTCGCAATCTCCATCAGCGCTCGCTTCTCTTCGCGGGTGAAGCGAGCCGACAGCACAAACCGTTTCGGTTCCGGTACAGGCTTGCCCATGCTCAACCCTCCCCACGCGCCCGCCGACGCAGCAATCGGTCGATCTCCGCCGCGATCAGCGCCCCGGCGATCTCCAGTTGGCGAAGGCGGTCATGCTCGTCGCGTTTGTCGTAAAGAGGTTCCCAAGGGAAGCCATCTTCAAGCGTCTCCATATCCATCACCGCCACCCGCGCCACATGCTCTTCATCACCGGCCACCGCAAAGCAGGCCGCTGCCACAGCCAGCTCACCGGCGACAAGCAGATCATCCTTCTCCGGCGTGTAGCCTTCGGCCGTTATCTGCCGGCAGCGCTCTGCCCTAATTCTCCCAACCCCTTCTCCGTACCCTCTTAGCTCGTTCATGCCGCCTTCCTCCCGTTCAGTTCCCCCGCGTACAGCCGGCCGATCTCCAGTAGCGCCCGAAACATCGCCAGCACCTCCCGTTTGAACGCCTCGCTGCACTCGCCCTTCAGCCAGTGGGCCTCGACCTTGCGCTGCGCCTGGCGGTACTGGTTGCAGAGCTCCGGTTGCTGCTGAGCCGCCCAGACCAGCGCCGACTGCTGAGCCGGGCCGACAGTTGCCGCGTAGCGCTCGGCGAACACCTTCTCCGCCTGCACCAGCTTGTCGTTGAAATACTCCGCACAGGCCGCCGCCGTCATGACAGTATCCTCAGCTGCTCGACGAACGCCCGCACCGGCCCCGTGCTGCCGCCGAACTCGTCCTCCGGCGTCTCCTGCCGCAGGTAGCCCTTCACCTCGATCAGGGCGCCTTCCTGCGGCTCNTCGAGCAGCTTCTCCGCCTGACACCACAGCTCGAACTTCTCCTCCTGCTGCCCATCTCGCTTGACCGCCAGCAGGATCCGCTGGCCGCTGCTCACCGGGTGCGCCACCTTGACCAGCCCCTTCAGGATAAAAGCCGCCCGCGGCTCGCTGTCGCGCTCCTGCCACTCGAAGACGGTGAAGTTGCTGAAAACCTCGTTGCGCTCGTTCCAGTACTGACCGAAAAACCCTTTGAGCCAGACCTTGACCTCGGGATTCTTTTTCAGCGCCGCCAGATACGGCTCGAAGCGCTCCGCCCCCCACATTCGGCAGTACGCCCGGGCGCTTCCGCTTTTGCCGCTCGACACATTGACTTGGAAGCTGATGAACTCCTTGCCGCCGTCGCTGGTCTTGCGCTCGATTTCGTCAACCACCCGGCCGAAGACGTTGCCGGCGTTGAAATGTTTCTCGCTCGCGCTCATCGGGCACACCTCGTCAGGTCCCGCTCGAAAACATCCGTTTCCACCGAACCGCTTTCCGTCAGCAGTGAATAGCGGTAGGTTCCGGCGATCCGCTCCACGCTCTTGACCGTCCGCGGCAACAGCCGGCGGGTGCGCGTCACCTTGTCGCCTTGCTTGAACTTCGGATAATTCATCGCCTCTCTCCTTTAGCCCATGCCCTGTGCCGGGCAATGATCGGCATGCCCCTCGCCCTTGCGCCGGTGGCACAGCCGGCACTGGTGCCAGGTCTCCGTGCCGCTGTAGCAAAACTCGTACACCACCCGCACCACGAACTCCTTGAGCACCTTGCCCTCCCGGGCTGTCACCATGCCATTGTCGATGCGGGCGAAAATTTCCCCGATATCCGTCGTCGGTGTCATCAGCCCCGCGCCTCCACCGCCTCGACCATCTCTTCCCAACTCGCTTCCGTGTAGATTCCTGTCGACGCCAGCGAAGCATGTCCGGCGATTTTCTGGATGGTCGGCAATTTCGCCCCGCGCTCCAGCATCCGCTTGAAGCAGGTGTGGCGCAGGCTGTGCACGCTGTAGAGCGCCACGGTCTTGCCTTCGCAGGTCGTCGTCAGCCCGGCGCGAATCACCCAATACTCGACCAGTTCCTGCAGGCTGCGCTTGGACAGCCGCTGATCCCGCCGCGAGATAAACAGCGGCGAGCCGTCGCGTATGCTCTCTGCCCACTGCAGCTTGTCCTTGAAAAAACTTTTTAGCAGCCGCTGCAGATCGATCGAGACCGGCACAAACCGCCCCTTGCCCCCTTTGGCAATTTCCGGACGCACGTAAAGTTTCTCCTTGCCGCGAAGATCGCCGACATTCAGGCCCACCAGCTCAGCCGCTCGCAGGCCGGTACCGAGCAGCAGGTCGACGATCACCCGGTCGCGCTCCGCCCGCCGGCCCTTGATTTCCTTGATCGTGCGCCGCAAGGTCTTCTCTTCGCTTTCGGTGAGATACTTCATGGTCATGATTCGCCTCCATCATGGTTGGACCGCCTCGGTTGAAAGGATTTCCCCCGGCCGCCGGCGAGGCGTTCCGGCCGGGCTGCAGACCCGTGCCGGGGGAAAAAGCAACTATTCGCGATCGGCCCTCGCCATCTCCAGGTGCGCCAGCGCCGCCCGGTACCGCGCCTCGTCGGCGCTGCGGCGATCGCTCTCGCCGGCCAGCCCGACAAGAAGCAGCCAGATCCCCATCCCCAACATCCCCAAAGCCAGACGCATCATGGTTACCTCCCGCATGGCCAGGCGCCGGCCATCCACCAGCCGAGCAGCAGCGCATACACGAACAGCCCGGCCGTTACCGCTGCCAGCAGCTGCAACTCTCCGGGCTGTTCTTTGAAAAATAGATAGAGCCGAACCCGCAGCCGCCACACGTCAAGGGGCAGAGCGCGAGCCGTGCCGGCAACCTTGCGCCAGGCATAGATCATGGCGATCCGCGGCGACTGGCGAAACATGCACGGCCAGCAAATACCGTGCGTCCGGGCCTGCTCCGGGCCCTCCGCCTTTCCCATGACCTTTTTGCACCAGGCGCAAATCCGTGTCATTGTCCGCCCCTTCTCTGCTCCAGTGGCCAGATTGCCGCCTCCAGCGCCGCCAGCACCTCCCGTACCCCGCGCCGCAGCTCCTCCACGTCCCGGGAGTTTCGGGCAACGCTCTGCAGCGTCATCGCCTGCACCCGAACCTGGTCCTGCAGTCTCGTCAACTCCGACATGCTTCCCCTCCCTTCTTCTTCCGCGCGCTCAGAGCTCGCTTGATCTCCCGCAGGCGCCGGAACAGACGATCGACGCTGGCCGCTTGCTGCGGGGTGAGCCACTCGGGCTTGATCGAATCGGGACGGCCGGCCATCTCTCAGTCCTCCGCCCCCCGCTCGACCATGCTCACCAAATGCGCCAGCTCATGCATGCCGTCCTGGGCCTCCTTGAGAATCCGCCGTCGCTCGTTTGGCGACAGTTCGTCATCCTCCAGGGCCGCCGCCGTTACCGCTAAGGCCTCGCCGACCTCTTTCATGGTCCTGGTCAGCTGCCGCGCCAGGTCCTTGTGGGCAAAGGCCTTCGGCGCTGGCGGGATGAAATAGCCGCCGAAACGGTGCGCCATCCGGTAGATCGGGGAGAAGGACTTCGCCGGCGGCGTCCCCAGCGCCAGCGACTTCTCGATCAGCGCCTCCAGGCGGTCCAGATCGCTGTAAGCACCGCTGTCCGAAAAATCCGTCGACGGCAGCGTCCAGCGATAGACCAGGTTGGCCGAGCGGCCGACCGCCTTGGCGATCTCCTCGTAATGTCCATCGACGGCCTGCTTGATTGCCTCGTGAGCGTCCACCTGCTTCTCCGTTAAAAACCCGTGGTCCTTTTTAATTTCACGGCCGACTGCCGCCCGCTAATCTGACACCATGCGAGACCTACAGATTCACAGCCTCGTCGCCGTCTTCTTCCTCCGGCCAGAAGCCGTCGCGCCGCAGGCCTTCCTTGATTCTGAGCGACTCGCCCCGTTCGGCCTTGCCCCGGGTGCCGTAGATGGTCTTGTAGACCGTGTCCAGCTTGAATCCGTGGCGCTGCGCCCACTCCTTCGCCGTCTCGTTGCGCAGGCGAAATCGCGCCATCACAACATTCGCAACGTTTCTGACCGGCTGAGCTTTTTTCATTTGCCTACCTCGTTCACAATTGGTAAAACTGTCCTAATTGTTTGACAGAGGGTGATCCTCTCTTGACCCCATCCGACCCATTCCCGCTCGAACGGGAATTCAAGGCATTCAGGGACGCCCTTGGCCAGCTCGACCCCGAGATGGAAGGGACCCTCGCCGTCCTTTTCGTCTCCGGCTGCTGTCTGAGCCTGCAAGGGCACGCCTACGAAGGGCGCACTGCCTGCCGTCTGGCCATGCGCGCTGTTCGGCTGCAGGAACTCGACCCGCTGGCGTACGCAAAAATTATCCGAAACATCCAAGGGAACGAGACTGACTTTTCCGAGCGGCTGCCGGCGCAAACCGAGCTGAAAGCTCTCGCCAGGTCTCTAGCCTGATCAGGCGGTAAGGGATGTGCGGCAGCCGCCTCAGCAGCCGGTCGTCGTAGGCGTTCACGATCACGAATTCGTACCGATACGAGGCGACCAGTTCATGGACCTCGGCCAGGGCTTCTTCTTCGTCGGCCGCGTCGGACAGCTCCACCAGGGCGGACGTGCACCCGGCCGCATGGTAGTGGTCCCGCAGAAGCCGGGTCAGCATGGTTTTGCCGGCGAGGGTCTGGCCGCAGATGAAGATGATCTCGGTCATGATTTGCGTTCCTTCCCTGTCAGGTGTTGGGGAAATCAAGGAGCATCGCAATGTCAGCATCCAGCGAAATTAAAAGCGCCGTTACATTTGCCGACCAGGTGAGCGACCACCAGCTCAGGATGGCCTTGAAGCATATCTGCGCCGCTCTGAAAGACTTCGATGAGCGGTTGAAAAAGATCGAAGGCAAACCGACCCCGGTGGAAGACATGTTCGACTAAAACGAGATGGTGACCATCTCCCTCACCAGTTCGGCGATCTCCTTCTCCGCCAGGGAGGGGAAGGACTCCTTCAGGATCGCGATCACCTTGCGCAGCGAGTTGGAGGCCGTCGTTTCGATGCCGAGGGCTTTGTAATAGGTGAGGTCGTTCTCCTTGCAGTACTGGCGAAAGGCGGCGACGGCTTCGGGTTCTTGTTTGGAGTTTTCGGCCATGGGCTGTCCCTTCCTGTCTAGGTGATGGGACAAAGATAAACGCATATACGGACACTGTCAAGCCAAAATGAACGAATTTGCGGACAGACTTAAAATTATTGTTGGTGATCGCTCTGTGCGGTCTTTCGCGTTAGAGCTAGATATTAGCCCATCGACGGTTCATGAGTACTTAAAGGGCAGGGTTCCCCCTGCGGACTTTTCTGCTCGCGTTTGCGAACATTTCAACGTGTCTGCTGAATGGTTTTTGAAGGGGGAAGGGGATATGCACGGCGGGGCCGCCAAGGGGAGTGCTGGTGGTCTGGACAAAGAGCTGGTGCGCGTGGTGATCGAGGCGGTGGAGGAGGGGCTCGGCGACCTGAAGCTGGAACTCAAGCCCGACAAGAAGGCCCAGCTCGTAATCACCCTTTGCGAGATGTTTGAGGAAGAGAAGCAGGTGGATAAGCCGACGTTGCTGCGGTTGATTAAGTTGGCGGCTTAATAAAGATTGTGGTGCAGAGCTGCTAAGGTAGGTGACCATGCTGATATGTGATAAATGCCGGGCAGGAATCACAGAGGGGGCGAAATTCTGCCCCCAGTGCGGCGACCCAGTCACAGAAACAGATAAAGTTACGGCCCCTGCTGTGGATTCGTCCGTGGCGAACGTTCAAATCACATTCGGGCAAAGTTCGTCCGCCAATTATGCAAAGGCGGTCGGGATTTGCGAAAATCTTCCCACCTACAAAACCACTGGTGAAGGAAAGCAGATCCAACACACCGTAACCTTGCCGATTACTGAAGTTGATTTGCTGATCAACCTGCATGATCTTGTAGGGAGTTGGAAGTCTTCACAGATGCTCATCAATGGCCACGCGGCTACGAAGAAGGACCTCACCTATTACGGGGTGGGGTGTTTTCGTAATCGTCAAAAGGCATACAAGCCGGAGCAGTTCTGCTTCGGCGAGAAAGAGTATGAAGCCAATATTTGGGGTTGCAAACGCTTGAATATGCCCATTTACGAGTGGGGCGGCAGCTGGCTGGATTACGGACAATTCAATAAGGCTGGTGTCTGGCACTTCGATAAGCAGAGAATCAGGCACGAGCTGGAACTTGCGCTAAAGGAAAATGACCTTTGTCCCGTTCTGGATAGGCGGCGGGTACTCGAAACGCTTGAAAAACTACCTGATACAATCGACCCCAAAGTCGACAAGAATTGGCAATACCGAACCAGCTATGAAGAGGTCGCTGGCGAGTTCAAAGATGTAGCAGTGGGGATCCGGCCTGTACTGAAAAAAATCAATCGGTACGTTCTCGGCAAGTTTAAGCCGCATTGGGAGCCAGTCGATCCGGGGGTGGCTGATAAATCAGAATCGACAGCTCAGTTAAACGTTAAGCTCCCTGCCAAGGCGGCTGCCCGATCGTCCCGGAAATCCTCAGGTACCCCAACTTGGCTTTGGGCAGCCGTAGGGATCATTGTTTTATTGTTTTTGGTCAGCCGATAAGTCAGCTGTGGGTTTCTCGGATGGGTTGTCAAAATTATGGCTAAAGCCTTGAAAGGGATGACAATGGCGAATGTAGAAACGAAGGAATGGGCGCTATCTACCGCAATCACAATCACTTGTAAGGCCGCAGAAGGCGGTTATAACAAACAGCCATTGTATATTGAGCTGGAGGATTTATATAAAAAACTGATTGCTCTTAACGAGGATTCAACCAAAAGTAGTTAGATTCCGGACGCAGATAATTCCGGGGACACAATGCCTAATTGAAACGACCGGCTGATTTGAGGTGGTCCGTACGAGGCGGTAAGCGGGGTGGCGAACAAAGCCTGGAGTTCAGGCTCGACAAAAAGGCCCAGCTCGTCATTGCTTTGGGCGAGCTGTCCGATGAAGAGAAGCAGGTCGATAAGCCGCCGCTGCTGCGATTGATCAGGTTGGCGGACTGAGCCAGAGATAGATCGCAATCCCAACTTTCAGGTTCAAGGATCGTGGACGTTTCTTTTTACCTTTTTCTCAAGTGCCCTGACTGTGGGGAGAATACCGTTTTTGAGTGCCGGTTGGCGGGCGATGAGGTCCAGTCAATTTGCTCTGAATGTGGGGCAAGGGACGACCATGCAGCGAGTGGGCATAAATTGATCTGAACGGGTAAGGGGAGGCATGCCCTCGCATAAATTTCGAGCGCAGTCTGTTTTCAATGAAAAACTGAGAGGAGGACAGCATGGCAAGCGTACCAAAGAAGGTGGCTGACCGGTTGATCAAGGAACTCTCCAGCTTTCAAAAGGTTCTCCAGGGAGCCAAGGACCGCGACATTAACGAATCGGACACGGTGGCCATCGTTACCGACATTCTCGCCAACGTGTTCGGCTTCAACAAGTACACCGAAGTTACCAGCGAGTTTTGCATTCGCAGCACTTACTGTGATCTTGCCATCAAGGTTGACGAAAAGCTGCAGTTCCTCATCGAGGTCAAGGCGATCGGCCTGAGCCTGAAAGAGAATCACCTCCGACAGGCGATAAATTACGGCGCCAACCAGGGCGTCCCCTGGGTCGTCCTCACCAACGGCATCAACTGGGATATTTACCGCATCCGATTTGAAAAGCCGATCGAGGCCGACCTGGTGTGCAGTCTCGATCTTCTCACGATCAATCCCCGCAAAGCCGAAGACCAGGAGCGACTCTTCCTTCTCTGCAAAGAGGGCCTCAGCAAAGCGGCCATGGACGAGTTCGCCCACAAAGTGCAGAGCGTCAACCGCTTCGTGATCGGCGCCATCGTCACCAGCGAAGCCGTCGTCAGTACCGTCCGCCGCGAGCTGCGCCGCCTGGTCGCCGGCCTCAAAGTCGAAAACGGCGAAGTCGAGCAGATCCTCCGCGCCGAAGTTCTCAAGCGCGAAGTGATCGAGGGGGACCTTGCAACCAAAGCCAAGGCTTTCCTGAAGAAGGCGGAGAAGGCTCAGAAGAAGGTAAAGCCGGCGGTAGCGGGCGCGGCGGCAGAGTGATTCTCTTTGTATAATTCTAAGTCACCAGCCAAAATAAGCGTAAAAAAGAGGTTGACAGTTGACACTCTTAACTTGTAGGTTAAGCTTCTTTTGAAAGTCAGACGGATTCCAACTGGTGCGGAGACTGAACGCTACCGCCTTTATTCAGTGTGTTCTGCCAGAGGTGACTCAGACCTTGAGGAGTTTCTCTCAGAGCACGAAGATGAAGCTGTGGCTATCCTACGCTGCATGTCTGACGCAGCCGAGAAAGGGCCGCACTCTCTCCCGAAGGCCCGCTGTCACAGTATTGACCAAACCAATAAGATTTACGAATTCATCGGCGGGCGTTTGCGAGTGGCTTTTTTTACTGACAGCGACCGCATAGTAATTTGTACTCATGGGTTTCCGAAAAAAACCCAGGGGACTCCTTCGCAAGAAAAGAAAACAGCTACCAGAGCCAAGAAAGCTTATATAGAGGCGAAGGAAAACGGTACGCTCATCTTCGAATAGCTTGAAGATGGAAACTGAGAGGGAGATAAAATGAGCGCGAAAACCTTTAAAGAGCTGTTTGCCGAAGCTAGAAAGGGAAACCGGTTCTGGGTTGAGGGTGCGATTCTTGAGTTTACCGCAGATATCGAGCGGCTGATGGATCAGCAGGGAATCACCAAAACCGAACTCGCCTCTCGTCTCGGCACATCCCAAGCCTACGTGACCAAGGCACTTCGCGGGACCGCCAACTTCACAATGGAGACCATGGTCAAACTATCAAGGGCCGTAGGTGGGACCCTTCACGTACATGTCGCCCACGAGAAGGCTAAGGTTCACTGGCTGGATAAATTTGAGGGTGGGAAAGTTCGACAGATCAGGGAGGAGGTCAAGACGCTGGATGTCGTCCCATGTGCAGGTGTCAGCGACTGGGCCAAAATGAGGAACTGCCATGTGAAGCCCGCGCCTGTCGAGGTTGACGAATATGCTCTCTCTCAATAACTATTTTTTCCCAGTCATCAACGTCCAGGCAAACCCGCTTTACGTCCCCAAAGATGAAGAGGCTGGCAATACGGCAGCGGTTGACATCAAGGGGGCATATAACATCAGTGAAGACAGACTGTCTTGTTCTGCAGTATTAGATATTACCGTTCGGGCACCAGACGAAGGGACACAAATCCCCTACGATATTGACATCACGGCAGTTGGCGCTTTTTCAATTCCAGAGGGGACGGATGATGAGACGCTTGGAAAACGAGCTCCATTGTTCGCATTCTCAGTTCTTTATACTTCCTCTCGCGAAATGATCCTGACTTTGACCGGCCGTGGCCCCTGGAAAAGAGTAATGCTCCCTGTTCACCACTTTCATTCCGAGGACTTGAATGAGGAGGCGGGCGGGGAAGAGTCTCCGGGTAAGCGGATATCGAGCAAGACCCGCGCAAAGCAAAAATAAGAGTTGCGCCGGCCGGGACTGGTCACCCCCTCGACCAGCCCCCCCCTCCTCCCGGTCGGCGCGATTTTTTCAGACCTAACCTGCAGCAACCATTCAAACACGAAGCACACCGAAAGATAAGATTCAACAAAAACCCGATTAAATGCGTGCACCAAGCTCAATGAAGGGGGCTCAAAATGCAGGAGGGAAACAAGTATCAACAGAAAAAAGATGAAATTCTTCGCCTTATAAAGTCCGCCACACCAATACATGCCGACCCGCCGCCCTTAGATGGAAGCAGTCGCACACAGAAAATCCTATTCTACATCGTCATCGCCTGCCTGCTCGGCACCATGATCCCCGTCGACCAGGTCAACGCCGTCTTTTCTGTCTCGGCCATGATCGGCCTCGCTGCAATACTGATTCTGGGACGAGGCTGCAAGGGCGGATCGCTGCGGTGGTTTAAGGGAATGGCGGCGCTCTTTGTCGCTGCCTCGCTCCTTTCCGGATGCAGCGGCAAGCTTTTTAGCAGCGAAAATATAGACATTCTAAAACTCTGCGATGAAACCAAGGGCTGCCGGATTGGCGTCGCCCATGGCATCAGCATCCTCGGATACCCGATCTCACGTGCAGACCTCGAAATGGCCCGCCAAAACGGCGGCATCGAAACTGTCCGCGCCGCCGAGGTCACCAAGGGTTACGGACTTGTCAGCTTTACCCAAGTCAAAGTGTGGGGGGATAGTCAGGAGGGGTGAAGAGGATCTGTTTCGGACTGCGGAGGTTCGATGCACTCGTGACCTTCATGCCGCGGATTGTTAACGAAGTCGGAAACCGGGTGACAGGCCAGAACATCTGAACCGATCGGGCCGAGCAGCCGCTTGAGCTTCTCCGGATCCTGCTCGGGGTCAAGCCAGGCATCGATTTCCTTCTGCTGCAGGATCACCGGCATGCGGTTGTGGGTCGGCTTGATCAGGTTATTCGCTTCGGTGGTGAGAATGGTGCAGGATTCGATAATGAAATCCTCCCGCTTCGGGTCGCGCCAGCACTCCCACAGCCCGGCAAGGGCCATCAGCTGGCCGTCCTCGCGGTAATAGTAAGAAGGCCGCTTCCTCCCACCGGTGCGCGGCCACTCATAAAAGCCGCTCGCCGGCACGACGCAGCGCCGGTGCCTGAAGGCCTCACGAAAAGCCGGTAGCGTGCTCGACGTCTCAGCCCGGCAGTTGATCATCTTGTAGCCGACCTTCATGTCCTCGGCCCAGTGCGGAATCAGGCCCCAGCGCACTACGTCGAGGCGGCGCTCGCCATTGCTTACCCGCACCACCGTCACACCTTGCGACGGGGCGATATTATAGCGGGGCTCCAGCCTCAACACACGCTGCACAGGGAGCTTGAAATAAGAGGTCAGGTCGTCGGGTGAGATGTCGAGAGTAAATCTGCCGCACATGCGGTGATTATACAGCAACCCAAACGATTTGCCGGTTGGCCGGCAGGTTCCCAAGTGAATTAATTTAGGCAGAGGCACGAAAAAATCTGGCTTGTACAGTTGGATAAAGGGACAAGGTATAATGAGTCTTGACGCAGCGACAATTGCGGCCTTAATTAGCGTAGCAGGGATTTTAGTCGCAGCTATATTAAGCAGTGCTGGTTATTTCTACAAAAATTACACAGAAAACAAAAAAAGTTCAAGGAAAGTATTATATCTATTGCTTGAATTGAGAAATGTCGTTCTGTCGGCACTGTTCGACCCCAATGAGGCGACTGAAAAATACATTTCTCATTTAATTCAAAGATTAAAGGATAAAGGAGTAGACGCTAAGCCGGAAGATTTACAACCATATCTGAAGGAATTAATAAGAAACCATTTCTCAAATTTAGTAGATGCAACAAAAACAAATATACATGAAAGACTTCTTCCTTCTTTTGAATCATCACTCATTGAGATGGCGTCTGTCGATCCTGTATTGGCATATCAACTTAAGGGAAGAGAAGCACTCGAAAAATTAATAATGCACACCAAGGATTACCAGAAGAATGTACGAAAAATGATTGATTCAGAGGTTAGCGAAGATTGGTTAAAAGAAGCATGTATAGAATCTTCAAGCGTGTTGGGGGATGATGCATTAAAAGAATTGACAAAAATATTAGACGATGATGTTTTGCTCTTGGCCAAAAGTTGCGGTTGGCACGATTTTCGGCTTTGTAAAAAAGTCATTTCTTCCAGCTTCAATAATGAAAATAAATATGAATTCGACGACTTAGATGCTCCCTTGGATAAATTCTTAGAAAACATAACAATAAAAGCCAATAAGAGGGAGAGCCACCTTGAGCAAGCTGGGGCTTCTCAGCGACCCATCACTGAATAAAGAATTGATCAACCACCTTCCTAATGACACGCGCTGCTATCTACATCCGCAAATCTCGGGAGGAGCAGGGAAAACCCTCCCACCGCCTAACCATTCAGCGTGAGCATCTGCCCGCCCATGCCCGGGAGCAGGGTTGGAAAGTCGAAGTCTACGATGACGGCCACGCCTCGGCCGCCCGGGGAAAAATCGAAGACCTGCGCGAACGCGCCCGCCTCGAGCAGGACATCCGCTCCGGAAAAATCGACGTCGTCCTGTGCATTGAGCTTTCCCGTCTCTCCCGTGACGATTCCCTGCAGGACTATGTCGCCTGGCTGCACCTCTGCTCTGAGTGCCGCGTCAAGCTCGCTACTCCCTCCAGGGTCCTTGATCCCGCCCAACACTCAGACTGGATGCTGCTGCTCATGGAAGGCGGTTTCTCCAGCGTCGAAATGAAGGTCCTGCAGTCCCGCATGAAAGAGGGGAGGGCGCAGGCCTACCGCGCCGGTAAATACCTCGCCGGCAACCCGCCCATCCCGTATCGCTACGATCGCGGCGCCGCCGGCCTGGTGGTCGATCCCGAGCAGCTACCCACCTTCCGCCGGATGATGCAGCTCGCCGAGCGCCTCCCGGCCCGCCAAGTCGCCGCCCAGACCGGCCTGCCACACATTGCCGTGCGCCGCGCCATCGCCGACGATCGCCTGCTCTTCTACCAGGGGTTGCGCATTGACCCCGCAACCGGCGAGCAGATCCCAGGCCAATGGCCTGCTGTCCTCGATGCCGAACAGGCCGACCGAATCCGCGCCGGACGCATCAGCAAAGTCAGCGGCTACTCTCGCCGGCATCATGCCAGCCTTCTGACCAACCTGGATCTGTTCGTCTGCGGCTACTGCGGCGGCTCGATCCGCGCCTGGCAGGGCGGCCGTCCTCGCCGCGACGACAGCCGACAGCAGTATTATGGTTGCACCGCCAAAGAGGGGCGCAGCTGCCCACAGAGCCGAATGATTCAGCAAGCGCACATCGACGAGCGTGTCGTCAACAACCTGCTCGGCAATCTTGGCCGCACGGACGAACTGCAAAGATACTGGGAGGCGAGACAGGCGCAAGCCGATCCGGCCGCCTCCCTTGCCGAACTGCAGCAGCAGGAACAGTCCCTACGCCAGAAAAAACAGCGCCTCGTTGCCGCCATTGCCGAAGGAATTATTGATTGGAGCGACGCCAAAGCGCAGAGCGCCAGCATCGAGCGAGCCCTCGTCGGGATCCTCGACCAGCAGGCCGAGGCCCGCCTCCACCTCGGCAACGGCCCCGACTGGGAGGCTCTTGCTCTCACCGCGGATGACTGGGCAGAACTCACCGAATCCGAACAGCGCGAAGTCATCACCCTCGCCATCGAGCAGATACAAGCCTTCGCTGCTTACCTGATCATCACCTACCGATTCCCCCTCCGGGACGACCACACCTGCACCAGCCGAGCCCATCTGCCGCCCCCGCAAAAGCCCGGACCAAAGCCGAAAAAACAATAGGCCACAAGCACTTAGCTTGCGGCCTATTTATTTCGTTTATGCTCAGTTGCTCTACCAGCTGAGCTAGGGTGGCGTGCAATTATTTCCTGAAGGGCCAAATCGCGCCTCTGTATTTACCCTATCGGTGCTCGGCTGTCAATGGGATAAACGGCAAAATGTCCAGAGTAGGTTCAGCGTCATGGCTCGTCTTTTTGCTATGGATGGTGTTGCCTCGACCTGCTTGCCGGCCGTTGGGAATACGGATAGAATACGACAACGTTCATTGCTGGAAATCTACTATATTTCGGGGTCTGGCTCATATAACAAGTGTGGGCGGCGATGGTTGCACCGCAAAAAACGCTGACCAGTCAGGACATTCTCCATGAAACTCCCCGCCCCGCTATTGGCAGGCAGGCTGCAGCGCCGTTACCAGAGGTTTCTGGCTGACGTTGAGCTGATTGACGGCCGCATCGTCACCGCCCATACCCCCAACACCGGCAGCATGCTTCAATGCGCCGTTCCCGGCCATCGCGTGCTCGTTTCCGTCGCCGACAACCCAATGCGCAAGCTTGGTTTCACTCTGGAGCTGATCGAGGTGAACGGGTATTGGGTCGATACCCACACCCACCGCACCAACCGGGTGGTGGAGGAGGGGCTGAAGAATGGGGCGATTGTCGAACTGGCCGGTTGCCAAATCGTGCCGGAGTATCGCTACCACGACAGCCGCATCGATTTCCTGCTGGAGCGCTCTGGGGAGAAGACTCTGGTCGAGGTGAAGAACGTCACCCTTACGACGGCCGCGGGCGTCGCCTGTTTTCCCGATGCGGTCACCCACCGTGGCCAGAAACACCTGCGCGAACTTATGCGGGCGCGTTCCGAAGGATACCGGGCGGTGATCTTCTTTCTCGTTCAGCGCGGCGAAGCGACGGCCTTCGCCCCGGCTGACAGCATCGACCCCGAGTACGGGCGGCTGCTGCGCCAGGCGGCGCGAACCGGGGTGGAGGTACTGGCCTACAAGAGCGTCGTCTCGCCTGAAGAGAACCGGGTGGGGGAGAGAATTCCGGTGAATCTTTAAATCTGAGGTAACTATTCAGTATGTTGTCAAAAGTCGTCATCCCCGAGTGGGTTTGTCGGGGATCCAAGGAGAAAAACTGGATTCCGGCCAAAAC